TGCTGAAACGCCTGATTTAGCCCGAACCCTGCTGCGCCGCCAGACGCAAATGAAGCCAAAGCCCCGCCACCGCCGATACCACCAAGCGCACCGAGTGCGCCGCCTATGCCGCCAGCCCGACCGCCCGAAACAATTGCATTGATCGCCGGGCGTAAAACAATGGTTGCAAATTGCTGCTCAATTGCTCGCTTGAAACTCTCTGCAAAATCACCGCCACGATTGAAGGCATTCTCGAAAGCGTCGATTAGATCGTTTTCAAATGCTTCGGCAACTTTCTTGTTTTCATTGACTACCTTCTTCGCTTCTTCTTTTTTGTACAAACCTTGTTTTGCTTGCTTCAGCCCTTCCAAGGCTTTAATTTGTTCCTTGTACTGCTTGATGAGCTCATCGTTCGCATCACCGAAGCTTATCATTTCGATGCGCTGGCGAGTCGTTTGAATTTGATCGTCAATTTTTGCCAACTCAAGATCACGCAACTGGCGCTCATTTAAACCGATTGCTCGTGTCTGCTCGATAACCTCTTTTGTTTGCGCTTTGATCTCATCAGTCGAATCCATCTCAGCGTGTATGATCTCTATTTTTTGATTCAATACATCTGATTCAATTTTCTGGCGCTCTTTGATTGCTTTCTCTAAATCTTTCTCAGCCTTCTCGCGATCCTTTGCGTTCTTAATGATTGTTGTTTGTTGATTAATCTGATCCTCTTCAACATCCTGAGAAACTTCCTTTTGTTTATTAAAAGTCTCAAGCGCAGCTTCTGCCTCAACCAATTGCGCCTTCATTGTCTTCAAGCGCTCTACAGTAACAGACGAACCTTGCCCGGCATCAATTAAAGACTGGGCCTTCTCAATTTCTTTTTGAAGATTAACAACACGGCGAGCCGTAGAATCCGCATCTTTTAACGCTTCAGACTGCGCATTCAAAACCTTGATTGCTGATCCTGCCGCTAAAGTCAACGCACTAAAAACAGCGACATAAGGTGCCAACAAAACCAACGACGGTATCAGCCTCGTTGAGATAGCAAACGCAACTGAATTGATAATACCTGGCAACGCATAAAGCCCGGCAACCACGGCGCCCCCCACCATAAAAGGCTTAAACTCATCAACCAGCTTGGGAAGCTCTCTGATAATATCCTGAGAAACCTCGGCTATTGATGTTAGAGCAGGGATCAAAGCCATTGCTACCGACCGCGACAAGCCATCAGTAGTAGCCTCAAATTTCTTCATCTCAAGGTCAAGTTTCTTCGCATTCTCAAGCGCCGACTCATCAAGCACAATTCCAAGTCGATCAGCTTCATCGGCAAATTCTTTCATCGCTTTACCGTTGTTTTGAAATAACGGTATCAATAGCGACGAATCGGAAGCAATCGCCTCCATGTAGAATGTCATCTCGGCTTGTGATAGGTTCGCTTTCTGCAAGCTCGAAACGTACAATTGCAGAGCGTCAGCGCCGTTCAACTTCCTGAAGTTTTCCGCAGTTACGCCAACCAATGGCGCAACATTCTCAAAAAAGTCAGCCATCCCACCCGCGCCAGTTGCGAGAAAGTCTCCCACCTTGTCCTGAGTGTCTTTGAGGATGTCCGCTAACTTATCTTGCTCAACGCCAAAATTCCGGGCGGCAAACGACATCTGCTGAAATGTGCCTGTTGTTACCCCCGCCAATCTACTTAGGTTTTGGATTTCATTGCCGACTCGACCAAGGTCGCGAACCATCCCTACCAAAGCACCGGAACTTAAAGCCAGGCCAATTGCACCGAGTGCTTTGACTGCTAATGCTGCGCTTTTTTTGATCTTGTCAACTGCACCATCAACCGTGGAGTTGGCTTTTTGCATGTCCTTGCGAAGCCTTGCAACATCAGCAGCCATTTCGATTGTTAACTGTGCAACTGTGGTCATCTGGTCTTTTTCCTAGACATGAACGCCTTGAATTCACTTCTAATCTTACTTGCCACCTGATTACGGTCGAACTCCATTACTGGGTCGCCATAAGGCGGCGGGGAATCAGCTTCTTTAGAATTTGCGAACTCAATGCAAAAGGCTTTTGATAGCCTAAGAATAACTGAAAATTCCCACGGGTTCAATGGATGGGCGCACCCGGTAGCCCAATCCTTGAGGTGAGTTGGGCCAATTTCCTCGGGGCCGTTAAATCCAGATTTAGAAACCCCGACGGTCTCAAGAATTTTCCAAAGGTAGGCCTCATGCCCAAGCTCAGGGAAAAGGGGTTCGCCACCCCTGCCCCTGATCTCGTCAAAACGATTTTGGTTTTTGTCTTTTGGGGTTACAGAAAACCACGCAAATTGACGAACAAAAAGCGTTAGGTTTTCTTCCCACCCTTGAAGAAGTTTCCCAAATCACCTACGATTTGTTGAACCTGATTGTTTATATATAACAATCTCGGCTCCCTGTAAATTGCCTCAGCGCCTCCGGGAAACGGGAAGTTTTCAAACTTTTCTGTAATTGAGCACAAGAACTTCGCGTCAGCGTCTTCGTCCGCTTTGTCTGACTTTTTGCCCTTGCTGGCCATTGCCGCGACTACGCGCTTAGTCGCCTCGTCGTTTTGTTTGGCTTTGGCTCGCGAGAAAACGCTCGTAGCTGGGCCATACAAATGTACCCTTGCAGGCTGACCATTAAAAACCAATGGGTTTCCGTTCGGATCTTCTAAGTCAAAAACTTCTGCCTCAGACAAAAAGAACTTGCTAAAATCTGGTTGGTTTTCGTTTTCCATGTATTATCTCGCGATAGTAAAAAAATGCCCTTACCCTAGCCCGACCCACCGCGAGATGAGCCGAACTAAGGCAGGTGCTCGGTTGCGGCTTATGCAGCCAATGATTCTACAATACCAACGCCGTTAGTAGTCGTTAATTCAAGGGTCATGTTTGCCTGAGTGACCGAATCAACGCCGCCCAATGCATTTTTAAACATCATTACCTTTGCAGCAAAGAAATAACGATCACCGTTTTGGGTCGTAACCATGAAGTAATAATCATCGTCGGAGTCACGCGCTGTTTTTGCCAAAATCTGACCAGCATCATCGGTATCAAGACCGAGTGTCATGCTCATGGTGCCTTCATTAAATGATCCTTTCAGTTTTACTGTGCCACGGTCGGCAACGGGATTGTGAGTGACCAAGTTATATTCACGGCCAAACTCGCCAAAGTCGGTAATTTCACCGATCAGGGCAGGCAAAGGCGACGCTGTGAATAGAGTGTTGTAACCGCTCTCGTCAAAAGTAGAGGGGGCTGTTGCAGTAATCCGAAGCGTGGAACCTGCTGTTGTGCGTACTGTCATTTTTAATACCTCGTTAAAATTTACCGCAGGTTTGCGGATTAAGTTTCATACCACCAAAGCCGATAATCAATTCTCTGCGAAAACAGCCCTGAGTCATTGTCTTTTTCCATTGGGCCAAGGTCAAGAATTCGCATTGAAACAACCGTCTTCCCTGCTATTGTCTCATAATGCTGGAAATCTAGCAAAGACCTAAGTGCATCTAATATCTGCTTAACCCCTCCAATGCTATCAGCAATCGGGTTGAACTGAATCCTTGCCTGAGCCAACTCTCGTTCACCCTGCGCGGCCACGTTTGGCGCCGGGATAGCGTCAACCACGTTATACACTAAAGCCGGGAATGTGGCATTTGCTGGCAATTGAACCAAAGCGCGATTCGCACCAACAATATTTGTGATCGTCGAATCAGAAAGCCATGTAGCGATAATTTCTTCCGGGTTCATTTTTTCGCCTGCCTTTTGAATTCTCGATCAATCCGCTTCCTGAGGTAATCGCCAAAAACCTTCAAAGACTCATCTTGTTTTGAGTCAAAAGCTGGGCGCATGAAAGGCTCGGGCTTTATGCCTGGATGTGTGAATGATTGAAAAGCCTTCCCACCAAAAAACAAAGAACCTTTCGTTTTTGCGCTGATCTTATAGGGCCGTCGAATTGACTCACCCTTACCCGAGTAAAAAGAACCTGTTCCATACTCAACAAAATGAGCGTAAAAAGCCTCTTTATTGCCAGCTACAACAGAAGCTGTCACCCGGCCTTTTTTGTTCTTTGTTTTTAGTCTGATGGATTTTTTAAGGTCACCGTCATCAACCGGGGCCAATGCTTTCGCTTCTTCATATATAACTTTCGCGCTGGCCCTAAGCGCACCGCGCATGATGTTTCCCTCAATGCGTGGCGTAAATTGCTTCAAAAATTGATCTAACTCTTTCAGACCGGAAACCTTAACGTCAGAAGTCATTAGCTTTGCACCTCGGAACCTTGAACGCAATCAAATACAATAAAACGCCGCTCTTCTTCAATATCCCTACTTCCGACGATTGAAAAATAACGAGTACCTTCTCTAGCCACATAAACCACCCGCCAGCCATCGGTTTCTTTCACATCGGCAATCTGTACGGCGTAACGGACCGCAATCGTCACATCAAGGTTAATATCGACCACACCAGAACGCAACTTTTCTCGACCACCAACGTACTTAATATCCGCCCACAATGTAGCAACATCAGACCATACATTCAGCGGCTGCCCGTAAATGTCTGTCGTTGTGCTTCTTGATTGTAGTGTTATGCGCTTGTCAAGTTTGCCAATGTCCATCACAACCCCAAATTCGTACGGCTCATATTCAAAAGATACTCAACACCGTACGGCAAACTTTCTAATTTTTGACCTACCTGCTGTCGGTTTTCGTACAAATGACCGACCATAAGCAATATTGCGTTCTTGATGCTTTTCGGTATCGGGTAAGTGTCTGGGCTATTGCCGTCCGTGTAGCCAGCCTTGACCGTCAGCGTGGCCACGTTCGGAACC